TAATAGTAGGAGGACCAATCTCTCACTGGTCTGTGAGGGTGTAGGGGTATATTTGGTAAGCGTAATTGCTTCCTATATTCCTGCACCCACGACCTTCTCAAGCTCGAGTACATTATGTCCGCGATCCGTGGTATTCCACGTGAAGCGTCCATTTCCTTTTGGAATGTACAAGAGATGTCTGAAGTTCACCACAAACCACCTTGTCACATACACACCACACACACAACTCTAAGTAAAGTAACCTAACTACCCTAACTACACATAACAATACATTAGAACACTAATCCAACTGCCACTGGCCAATACCTAGGATTGAATCCTTGGTCGAGACCGGAGCAGTTGGCAAAGGGGGAAACCTCCTTCTTCCAAAGGCATTATCCTTAACGCGAAGTGCCTGATACCTTTTTGGACCAAAAAGGATAAATTCAGGTATCTTCTTCGAAAGTCGTGCATCACGCTTTCCCGTTTTAGGATCTTTGGGGCCTCTGGGTTCCCATAGCCGTGCGTTATGGTTAACCGCACCATTGGGGGAAGCAAGTTCTCCGTGTTCATCATACAAATCTAACAGATGGAAGTTGCTATCAAATAATAAATCGATAGCAGCGAGTCCATCCAGCCTATCTAGTGCTTTTACTGCACCGTCCTCCTTCATGGAGACAACGGAATCAGGTAATTTCCTAGAGGCTGCCTCTCTAATTTTCCACTTTGCTCCTTGAAGACTCAAGGTTACGGGACGCTGTCCTGGCTTATTCCAATTCATGATGATCCTTAGAGCAATCCTCAGATCTTTTTCTGAGTTCTTTTGCTTTTCAGGGTCTAGAATAGGAAGGCCCAGCCCCCCTAGCCACTCTGGTATAAACCAGGGTAACCGAGTCTTCTTGAGTATATCACGGTAATTATCAAGGAAGATTTGATACACTTCTAATCTAAGGTAGGATGGACAGGATTTAAGAAGGTCGTTCGCTCGGCTAGCGAACGTGACCCCATCGGAAAAGTCACTGGTGGTAAAATAACCACCATTGCGTTTCATCCCTGTGAGGAGGCCCATATTTATATGGTCCACCTGTCTCAGGTTTGATTGACGCTTAACCTTCGTCCCGTCGGACCGGAGATCCTCCAGTTCGAACGAATCCTCAGTCCTCTCATACAACGTACTGTTAATACTTACCCACTGTCTACTCCTAAAAG